GTGTAAACGGGTTTATCCTCCTTTATCTCTAGGGCCGAAATGGAAGATTTCACTCTAGAACCAACCAACCACTACATCTTAGGAAAGGGGTCTCATTTAGTTGACGCACTCCACCTCCGTCCAGCAAAGACGGGGTCAACCACTTCCGAGGATGTAATCCCTCTTCACTTCGAGGACTCCAACTTACGTGAAATCGCTAAGTATGGGGGGTACTCAACATACAGCTCTAACTCTAACACCGATCCTCAGGTGAGAGAGAGTCTAAAGTTATTCGATCGAGACATCTACGAGGACATCCGTGGTTTCACTCGCCGTCCACAAGGTAACGTGGGTATGTACACTTCGTTAGCGAAGTTTGCCGGTGAGAAAAACACATTCCGTAGTCTGTCGTCATCACAACAATCTTCAATGCGGCGTTCTATCGCTAAAGCAAAGAAGGCTTTCAAATTGCCTTACAAGCGTGAACCGCTTGACTGGCATGAGGTAGGTCAATTTTTGAGACGTGACACGTCAGCAGGTTCGACTTTCATGGGTGCTAAGAAAGGCGACTGCATGGAAGAGATCTATCATGAAGCAAGATGGCTAGGACACAGAATGAAACAGGATGGAAAGAGAAGTTTCAACCCTTCGAGGATGCGGTTCCCTCCGTGTCTTGCAGGACAGCGTGGAGGCATGTCAGAGATTGACGAGCCTAAAACGCGCCTGGTTTGGGTATATCCAGCAGAGATGTTAGTTGTCGAAGGATTCTACGCTCCTTTGATGTATCGCGACTTTATGAACGATCCCAACTCACCGATGCTAAATGGAAAAAGTGCGCAACGCCTTTACACCGAATGGTGTTGCAAACTAAGGGAAGGGGAGACACTGTATGGTATCGACTTTTCGTCTTTTGACACAAAAGTACCAGCGTGGCTAATTCGTGTTGCATTTGATATTCTGCGTCAGAATATTGAATGGACAACCTTTCAAGGGAAACCCGTTGACAAGGTTGAATCACAGAAGTGGCGAAACGTTTGGGATGCCATGGTGTGGTATTTCATTAACACTCCCATCCTCATGCCTGACGGACGGATGTTCCGTAAATACAGGGGTGTACCTTCCGGATCTTGGTGGACGCAGATGATCGACTCAGTAGTGAACCG